TCAGAGGTACATGTGCTGTCGCACGTAGGCTTCGACCTCGGCGTTTTCCTCCGGCGTGCCGATAGTCAGCAGCCACACGGCATTGTTCTTGCGCTGAACATTGCCCTTGCGAAGGCATTTGATGAGTCCTGCGGATTCGAGTTTTTTGGCGATCTTGCCTATGCGGTTGTAAGCTAGCTGCTCGCGCTTCGGATTGCGCGGCTCATTGCCGATCGCCACGAGTTCGTCCATTGACTGGGGAAGTGTCATGCCCCAATCGATGGCGATTTTGAGCCAGCCGGAAGCGTAGGTGCGCGGAAGCATGTGCTTTTCCTTGGCGGCTTTGTCCAGCGGCCAGTCGGCGGTGAGCCATGCCATGCGGCTGAGCAGGGCGTATTGAGCGAAGTCGAAGCTGCGTGCGCCCTTGTGGGTGACGGTGAGTTTCCCTTGGCTTGCGAGTTCTTCGACTGCCAGCATGTTGCGGTATCCCATTTCATGGTCCATTTCCGACCTCCAAGCCATGCGTTACAATGGTTTCGGAAGTCTTTGAGTGAGGCTTCATGTTTTACCTCCGTGGTGCCGTTAACACTGCGGAGGTTTTTTTGTTCTGAAACACATTATATGCTAACTTGCAAACATGTGTGTATGGCGTGTTGTAAACAAGGGTGCATATTAACCTTGCAAGTGGAAAATACTAACTTGCAAACATGAAATATACATACATGCATATGTAACATTATTTTCATTCTTTCATACAGCGCCAATGCGCTGAAATGGAAGAATCGGCACGTCCAATCCACATCTGCGGTAGCTTGAAGCAGAGAGAAGGAAGGGGAGATCCTATGAATGCGAGACTCGACGAAATTGCAGCCTGGAGGCCTGCGCCTTCAGGTGGCCTGGAAAGCGCCGCCAACGAATGCGGCTTCCCGACCGTGATCTACCGCACGCCCAGTAGGCTTGTTGAGGAATGCGAGATAGCCTTCGACGCAGGGCTTTTGCTTGCAGCGCTGAGCCTCGTTGTGACTATACCCGACGTCTGCGCAAAAGCCGTCGGCATGAAGTACATCGATTGGTGCGTGAAATACCTAGATCTTCCAAATACCGGCGAGAAGATGAACGCCGAGCGAAAAGACGAGAAGAGCCAAGACGAGATTAGCGATGAGCTCGACGGCATAACGGCGCGAGGTGCATTCACCGCCTCAGACCTCTACCAGCTGCGCTGTGCAGTCGTCCATGCCGGGTCATCCGTAGTCAAGGGCAGGGGAGAGGATTACAGCCCCTACAAAGTCATCGGGGTATGCGTCCAAGGCGACGAGTGCGGAATCGTCGCGAGCTACGGGCATACCGGAGTTGGTGCGGAAAACTTGAAGGCCTGCGCATACGACTGCGTTATCAAGCTCGAAGGCCTCATCTCTCGCATGGCCAAGGGCGTGGTCTCGTTCCTTGAAGAAGATCCCGAGCGGGATTGCGAAAGAGGCATCAAGACAGGGATAGACCGTCGAGGTGTGACGGATTTCAGACCGCTAAGCCGAATCTCCTATCGTTAAAAAAGTGGTTGGATTTTTAGAGATAATATTCGTTAAATTAGTGGTTGGGATTCGGTGGGCATCATCTTGATTGTCCAACCAGATATTTACCAATTTCCAACCACTTATTTTACATACCCAATATAAAAGCCCCACAATTGGTGGGGCAAATAGAAAAGAGTGTCACTGCTTGGTGAAAGTGCCGCAATTCTGGAGCTTGAGCTGCTGCCCATCGCTCACCGTCACCTGCGGATATCCACCGCCTGGCATGTCGTTCTGCACGATGTCGTCACCGGCGGAGACCTCCCAGTAACAGCGGTCCGTCACGGAATCGTTCGCGCGATACGTTCCGGCGTCGATGTCCTTGCCGACCTGCCACACGCCATCGGAAGCGCTGGTCCTCTTGGCGTTATCAACCTGACCGGTCAACGATTCGATTTGCGCCTGCAAATTGTCCCGCGTAGCCTCCATCTTCTTTATGTCGGCCTTCATGCCGTCAGCCTTGTCTATCGTCTCCGAGGCGGTATCGTAATCATCCGACAGTGAGTTGTATTCGTCCACAAGCTTGTTGTATTCGTCTATCAGCTTCGCATAGTCGGCATTGTCGGCTTCGATGGTCTCGGCGGCTTCCTTGACCGCGGCGGAATGGACGCTGGCGGCATAGGTGGCCGCTCCGACAGCCAACGCCACTGCGCATACGGCGGCGATGCCGGAGCAGACCGCCGACTTCACTTTCACATCCTTGGCGAGCCATGCCTTGAGCTTGACCAGCATCGCATTGTTCTGTCTGATTCTCATTGGTTCCTTCTCTCTTCCCGCCAAACAAGGGGGATGCAGTCGATTCTACGACGATGCGAGCGTGCTCCGGTAATCCTCCAACACCTGCGTGGTCACGTTGAGTTCGTCCGCGATCTGCCATTCGTACTCGTACATGCGTTCGAGTAGTGCGAGTTCGGTTGGGTTGACGAGCGTGAGGGCGGTCTGCGTTCGCGCCCGCCGCTCCAATTTCGAACTATCGTTCGAACAGCCGGTGTCGCCATGCCTCCAATGCAAGAGCTCGTGCACCAGCGTGCAGCGTTTGGCCGTATACGTGAGCCTGCGGTCTATGAGGATTACATGATTCTCGTCGTCGTAGCAGCCCCATAGTCCGTTCGGCAGGATGGCGCTGGATACGGTGACGGGCAGGCCGATGATGGCGCGGCGCATGGCGCCGTATGTCATGCGCCGGTCGATCGGCAGGTCAGGCAGGCTCGTCGTAATCCGGCCCAGCCTCTCCATTGATGGCCTCCTGCTTGCCCGCGGCGTTATAGGCGGCAAGACCATAACCGCCGGAACGTGCTTTCGCCTCCGCTTCCTCAATCGCATGGCGTTTGGAGTCCATCACGATGTCTCCGATGGATACGCCGGTCACTTCACTGATGCGTTCCAGGTCACTCAGGTTGAGCGGGCGCGTGAAGTTCTGCCGTTTGTACCAGTAGTCCTCGCCGAAGCCGCAGGCCTTGGTGAATTCCTTGATGGTCATGCCGCTTTGCTTTTGAAGTCTGACGCACTCTCGCATGACCTGTTTTGCGAATGTGGTCACTTCGTTTGCTTTCATACCCATGCCTCCAGTATAGCCAATTACGTAGTCATTGTGTACAAATTGTAAAGAACTATGCAAATTCATAGTCTAAATCTACGAATTTACATAGATTAAAACCGTCGAAAGGAAAAACGAGATGTTGAGCACCAAAAAGACCAAGACCCCCGACCACTACCCGTGCGGCCACATGCACGGCCCCGGCTGGCACGACTGGAGAGCCTGCCTCACCAAACAGGGAGTCGAGGAGGATGAATGGCCGGTCTGACGGAAACAGCCAGCAGAAACCTTAAAGCGGAACTCGCAAGACACGACAAGACGCCGAAAGACCTAGCAAAAGCATGGGGCCTCGAAATCAGAGCAGTAAACAACAGGCTCAAAGGCCACACACCACTCTCGACGGACGAAATCGAAAAAGCGGCATCCATGCTCGACATGGAATCGGAAACCCTCGCCATGCTCCTCATCCAGCCAATCGACAGCATCAAACAATTCAAGGTCTAAGGAAACCGAACATGAGCCAGCAACTGTTGAACCCGCCAAAACCGCCGACGCTCCACGAATCCGGATGCCTGCTGCTCGCATCAAGCGGCTTCTTCATCCGTCTCCACGAGGATGGTAGCGCCAGTCTCGTGGACGGCATCCAAGACATCACCCTCGCGGAGTTCACGTCGGCGGAAATCGAGGACATCGCCTACAACCTCTCCAACAAGATCGGAGCAACGAGATGAGCTGGATGGATGACGGCGGCTTCGAGATGCAGGCATTCACCGCCCAGGACGGCAGGCCGATGGCGCGAATGAGCTTCCGCACATCGACCGGCCAATACTACTTCAACTTCACCAAGACCGAGGTGCAGCGCGTCCACCGTGAATGCAATCGAATCCTCAAGGAAATGGAGGCAGACAAATGACCAGCCATGACCACCACCGTGACGGCGAACAGGCGGAGAACACGAAGCCGAACTACACGCTCCGCCGTCTGAAGTTCGCAGTCGCCGTCATCGGATTCGTGAGCAGCATGACCCTGCTGTTCGCGTGGCGGACGGCGGACTCGCAAACGGCCACCGTCCTTGTGAGCGTCGTCTACATTTTGACCGGCCTATGGCTGACCGTGCGGTTCGCCCCACGAGATTAAAGACTTCCCACCAGCCGATAGTCCAACAAAACAAACCAATTAGGGATGTTTTCGCGGACATCCACGTTCACCATGTCGGCTGGCGGGGACACATAACTGAATATCGACAAACAACAAATTCGCCACGGCGTTTACATGCACATCATTCTGTCGTGGCATTCGGTTGGGCGACGGTTCGCCCGTCCACGGATTCCAAATCTTCTTCTCTCTAACTATCAAGAAGCAGGCATTCCGGTGCTTGCAGACCCTTTCAAGTCCGCCTGACGGCCAGTCACCGTCGGCCACGCCACCGATCGCGAACACGTTCAGGTCTGTGTTCCAACGGGCAAAGGGGCGTTCGGGAATCCAAGGACGGCACTGGTTCGACTCCGATGCCAGCCACTCAGCCCCATCCACTCGTCAGGACGGGGCACCACAACGTCAACAAGCAAAGGAAACAGCAATGAGCAGCAAGAAAAGCAGGACGCTGAGATTCACACTCTCGGCCGAATGCATCGGAAATGAGAACGACACCCGCTCGACCATCGGCACATTCAGCATGCCGCTAGGCGCATCCGAAGACCAGATGTACAGCGTCAACCTGCCCGGCGACGGACTCGGCGAACTCACCGCGCTTGCCGCACGAATCGCATGTCAGGCCATCGACATTGCGCTCAAAAGGCATATCGAACGCGGCGGCGGCAGTGACACCGTGGAAATGCTCGAAGGCCTCCACATCGACCCGATGGGCGACATTCGGGATGGCAGGTCATGACCGATCTGCTCACGCCATCTGAACTGGCCGTCATGCTCGGCATGAGCGTGCGCACCCTCGCCAACTGGCGGAGCACAGGCAAAGGCCCGCCATATCTGAAAATCGGCGTGGAACCGCCGGAAGGCCATCAGGACAGGCGCAAAGTCAGATACCAGCGTGCCGTGGCCGAACGGTGGGCGCAGGCGCACGAATACCGAAGGACGGTGGCGAGATGAAAAAACGGCACGCTCATCCCGGCACACGGGTTAAAAGCCACCCGAACGTCAAAAGCGACGGGAAAGCATGCGTCGACACCGGCAAGCCGATCCTCACCCAGCAGGGAATCGACGTGGACGCTTTCATCCACGAAAACAGGCGATTGATCGAAAGACTCAGAAAAGGAACACAGTGAAACACGAATACACCTTCGAAGAACTCGCCGAACTGAGAAAAATCTACGACGAGTCGGGCGAAGCCGATCTCGAACCCGCCGAAATGAGGGCGTTACGCATGGCCGGACTCCTCACGCAGGGCCTGCCGGAGAAACCGTCGAAACGAGACTGCATCCTCGCGCACTGCAAGAAACGCATCGACCAAGGCCAGCCGTTCGACGGCAAGGAAACCGCCGAAGCGCTCGGCATGAGCCAGAAAACAGTCGGCAACATTCTCAGCCAGCTCCGCAAGGAAGGACTATTGCCGGCCTTCGACAAGCATTCGCCACGCAAGACAACACGGAAAACAACCACAACCGGAAAGAAGAAAGAAACCATGACCACCACATCGAAAATCACGGCAGCCGACGTCACCGAATCGAAGCTCACGGTAAACGACGTCACCACCGGAACCATCAACGTCAAGCCACAAGCCACAGCCGATCCACGCGCCATCATCGTGAACGCGCTGGTCGGCATCTACGACTCCATCTCGGCATTGCAGCGTGCCGCATACCAAGCCAACGACAAAGTGGTCTACATGTTCGCCACCAAGCTGCTGAACGGCGAATTGATGGACATCAAAGCCAACTACAGCAAGGACGTGGCGAAATGAGCTTCGACACGCTCGACCTGCCATCATGGCCGTCCGTCTGCAAGCTGACAATCCCGGGAGACCCGCAGTCAAAAGGCCGGCCACGCGTCTACAACGGCCACGGCATCACCCCCGAAGCCACGCGGAAAGCGGAGAATCGCGTCTACTCGGAATGGCGACGACAATACCCAAGCCTGCTCCCATACAAAGGGCCAGTCGCCATCACACTCATCTTCTGGACCATGACCAGGCGCGGACGCGACTGGGACAATCTCGCGAAACTCTTCACCGACGCTCTCAACGGCGTCGCATACGAGGATGACCGGCAGATCATCGACGCGAACGTCCACGTGAGACGCCCCGACAAGCTCGTGCTTGGCACGCGCGGCCCCCGCAAACGCAAGACAGGCGACCCACTCACCTGGCACGGCAGCCCCTACCAGGCGTGCACGCAGGCAATCATCAACTTCCAGCAAGAATACATCCCAAGATAAGGAGAAACCGCAATGAAGAAAACACCCCGCAGCAACTACGTCGTGCAGTCCCTCATCGACGACGAGGACATGAGCGCCGACCTCGCAAGCCTCTATCCGGCCGCCAGCAAGATAGGCGACGCCGCAGCATCGTTCATCGACAAGGCCGACACAACCATCGAAAAGAAAGACCTGTACGGCACGCCCGCCGCCGTCATCGCGGAATGCATCGACATCTGCCAGAACGTCGTCAAGGAAGGCGCCGCGATCAGCCGACTCCTCCGCAATCCACTCCACTGCAGGAAAGAGCTCGACGACAACAAGCTGACCGAATCGGAGAAAGCCGAAGCGGAACAGGCCGAACTCGAAGAAACACAGGAGGCCTGACCAATGGCAGAACAGCAGGAACTGGCCACGCTGGCAAGCAGATACGCGGAAATCACCGACCGAATCCAACAACTGCAGGAACAGGCCGACAGTCTCAAAGCGCTCATCATGGAAAACCGCGAGCCAGGAGAATACGCGGCCGGACCATTGACCGTGAAAATCAGGAAAGGCAAACGCAACCTCGACGCCAAAGCATTCGAAAAACACTTCCCCGTCCAACAGCATGCGGACTGCTATCAGGTCAAGCCGAAAGCATTGTCCGCGATCGTCAAACTGGTCGGCGAAAACGCTTTGCAGGATTGCGTGAAAGTCGGCGCGGCAAGCCTGGTGGTCGAATGATGCGCATCCCGATCAGCCAGGAAGCAGTCGACCGCGCGCTCAGCAAGACGCTCAACCATTACGACAAGGCGCCCGGATTCCTCGAAGACGCCTACATCATCGACACACAAGAGACGGGGAGCCTAGCGGCGTTCCTTTGGGCCCGCCTCGACGAAGAATACGCGGAAGGGGTGAAACATGAGCTCACAACTCGACCTTGAAGCAGTCATGGCCGCAAACCAGACCATACCGGAAACGACGCCGGCATCCACGGTGGAATCGACGGAATGGGATGAGATCCGTGGCATCATCGAAGACCACATCACCAACCAGCCACGCAGCCTGCAAAAGGAGATCGGACCATCGGAGCTCGGCACCGACTGCCTCCACTGCCTCGCCGCCCGGCTCGCAGGATGGGAGAAACGCCAGTCGGGCGCATGGCTCCCGTTCATCGGCACCTGCGTCCACGAACGATTCGAACACCTGTTCAACGCTCGCAAGGACGAATTCGCCGTGCCGGACGACGATGGGGGAGAACCGTGGGCCGTGAAACGCTTCGAAGCCGAAAGACACGTCGACGTCGGCGAAATCCACGGACTCCACGGCCATCAGCAAATCCACGGCAGTATCGACCTGTACGACGCGGCAAACCACATGACCATCGACTGGAAGATCACCGGCCAAACCACCCTACGCAACGTCAAAGCCAACGGGCCAAGCCAACAATACCGCATCCAGGCGAGCCTGTACGGCATCGGATTGGAAAACGACGGCGAACCATGCAAAAAGAACGCGATCTACTTCCTACCCAGGAACAGCGTCAGCTTGGCCGACGCATTGCCAATCGAATTCGACTTCGACCCGAAACCCGGCAAATGGGCTTTAAGCCGCGCGCAGCTCATCGCCAACCTCCTCGACCTCATCGAACAGGAGGACGGCGTCGAAACACGCGACGCGTGGATCCACGCCCTGCCGACCAGTCCGACCCACTGCTTCCAATGCGGCAGCTGGCCGGACGACCAGCTCGGCGACCTCGCCGAAATCAACCAAAGCCAATATCCGGCATTGCCGGACAAATGGGGGCAGCTCGTCGGGCTGCTCGAATCCACCTACAGGAAAACGGAAAGGTAAAAAACACAATGTTCGGAACACAAAACTACGGTGGCGGATTCACCCAGCAAGGCGGAGCCAGCTACCGGCCACAACAGGCGCAGCAGCAGTCCGCCGAAGCGTTGAGCCTCGACGACGTCATGCAAGGAGGCGCGCCCAGCGCGTTCGGCAAGGACGATCCGATCGGCACCAGCGTGGAAGGCGAAATCGTCGAAATCCGCGCGGAACAACAGACCGACTTCACGACCGGCGAACCATTGTACTATCCGAACGGCAAGGCGAAGCCGCAGGTCGTCATCCACTTGCAGACCACGCTGCAGGACCCCGACAGGGTCGGAGACAGCGGCATCCGCGGCGTGTACGTGAAAGGCTACAACATCGGCCAATTGCGCCTCGCATGCCGTCAGGCCGGAATAGGCGACCATCCGAACGTCGGCGACCATCTGAAAGCCACGTTCGCCCGCACCCAGCCCGCGAAGACCCGCGGATACAACGATGCGAAGATCTACGACTACGTCGTCACACCGAAGAAGCAGTCCGATCTGAACGCGGCGATGAACGACCCGCAGGCAGGACAGCAGCAGTATGCGCCACAGCAGCCCGCTTATGGTCAGACGGCCACCATCGGCCAGCCAGCCGGACTGACCGCGAGCGACAGGCAGACCATCGGCCAGCTCGCCGCGGCGGGAAAGAACGCGCAGGAGATCGCAGGACTGCTCGGCAAGCCGGTCAACCAGGTCATCAACGCGCTCGGCGCAGGAAACAGACAAGAGCCTGAATTCTAAAAAATGAGAAAAAGTCCCTCGCGTTTCCCCGTAGTGACGTTCACCCGAAAGAAAAACGTCACTGCGGGGACATGGGTGACATAGGTGGACATGCGCAAAGTCCACCCAAAAAGGACGAAAAATCAACGATATATAGAAAAAAGGACAAAAGGACAAAGTGTTTTATATATATGTCTTTTTTGTTGTTTTTTTGTATGTGTGTTTAGGGGCCGTCACCGTCCCCTTCAGACGAGGAGGTGAAAAATGAGGGACTACCGCCAATACCAGCCGATACCAACCGAAGACCTGCCAGCAAAATTCGCAGGAATCTTCCACTTGCTCGCACTCACCTTCACACCGGCGAACGACCACACGATCATCACGACCATCACCGGCCACAACCTCGAACTCATCTGCCAAGGCGGCGGAGAGAACGACCGACGCAAAAAAGAGCCCGTCGTCGCGGCGGGCTACCAGAAAGCCATATGGGAACTCCGCGAAGGCCATTTGCGCTACTGTCCGTCACAGGACAGGCTATGGCGTCGCGACCCAGACATGGCCGACCACGAAGGTGAACGACTGCTGCTCAACAGCTGGCATCCAGTCAAAACCATCGAGGACGAATACCATATCGGCGCAAACGCACGCAGCAGCGACCGCAATCCCCTCTACTCGGCCACGATCCTGCGCGAGGCAAAGCGAAGCCAATGGTTCGAACAAGTCGAACGCGGAGTACGCTGCGACCCATGCGTATGGGTGCGCCGCAATGGCAAAGTCGTTTGCCTGCAGGACGAGCCGGACATCGCCGTCACACAGACTTTCTCGCCTGCTGGCATGGGCAATCAGGCTTTGAGGGACGCGCAGCGCATCCTCGAATGGTTGACGGTGGATGATAAGTCCTGTGCGAACCTGTGTCGCATGTTCGCGACCCCATGGCTGGAACCATTCAAGCAGCTTTCCTATGTGCTGTCCGGCCATGGTGGTGATGGTAAGACGCTGATCGCCCGTCAGGCGTTGCTTGGCGTGTTGGGTGTCGGCAAGGTGTTTCCCGGATTCAGCGTGCAAGGCTACTGCACAGGCGGAGGCTACACCCTTGGCCGTGAATCGATGAATGATGAGATGGACGGCAAGGCTTTCGCCGTCGATGACGAGGCCTGCGCGGTCACCGAGGACATGTTGCCTTTACTGCGCGCTCTATCTACTGGTTCGCAAGTGAACGCCCGTGTGACCGGCGGTCGTTATCGCGTAATGACGCCATCTGCGACGTTGCTGATTCTGACGAACATGCAGTTCGCCGATTCCGGCGAGAATTCGGACGTGCGACGCTTCGTCAAGGTGGAATTCCACCAGTCGAAAGGTCGTTCGTATGACCAGTATCATGCGATCGAGGAATTCTGCCATCGGCATCCCGCAGCGTTCTTCGTCCTGTCCTGCCGCCTGTGGGAGCTTTCAGATGAGCCGGAAATCGTGAATCTGAGTCCTGCGCGCAACATCAGCGATGAGATGTATTGGCTGATCAGTGAGATCGCGTCGAACGATGAACGGTATGGAGTGCAGGTCGCGTCCAGGAACGACTATCGCAAGGAGTTTCATACGGCGGTTCCGCAGTCTTTGATGGATGTGCTTGGGTTGGGGAATTCGAAGACCAAGGCTCTTTCCGGCGGTCAATGCCGTGTGGTGCGCGTCGTCGACCAGAATCGTTTCGAAGTGTATCGCAAGGCCGCTCTCGATAACGAGACGGAGCCTGCCGACACTTGGTGGCAGACGGCATTGTCGAAGCCGTCTCGTGACAGTCTGCTCCCGTTGGAGGATGTGGGCGATTGCCATGATCTGGCCGGCATCGTCGAATCGGCGTTGGACGGCCATGTCGGTTTCGCTCCATGCGAAGGCAAGGCACGTAAATCCGGCGGCGCTGTTGACGGAAAGGTGTCGTTGTCGTGGAAGCGGTTGAATCCGTCCGACGATAGCCACGTGGACGCATCGTTCATCACCGGCCAAATGAGCAGGTATGCGGTTGTGCCGCTTGGCGACTGTTTCGTCATCGACTGCGACAAGCCGTCCGAGGATGGCGGCCCTGATGGCTGGCAGTGCTTGCAGGCGTTGACGGGCGACTATGGCGGCGACATGCTCCCTGCCACATTGGTCACGAAAACACCGCATGGCGTGCACCTGTACTATCGCATGCCAGCCGGCATGGATATCAGACTGTTGAAGAACGCGGTGCATGAGCAGAATCTGCCGATCGATCTGCGTGTGAGCAACAAGGGTTATGTGCTTGGCCCCGGCAGCGTCATCGACGGCAAACGGTATGAGCTGGTGGATCTGCCTGCCGGCGTGGTGCCGGAGGCGAGCGAGGCGGTCATGCGCATGCTCAAGGATTTCGGGTACACGAACGAGCCGAAGTCGGACGCGCCGCAAATGAGTCTGGACGATGTCATGGCCGACAGGCGTGCCACGTCGAATTCCAACGGCACGCCGGATATGACGCCGGTGCCGGAGGGCCAACGCAACAGCACATTGCATGCGTGGGCGTACGGACGGCTGGAGAATCATCCGGAAAACGAACGGCAGATCCACGACGACCTGCTGAAGCGCGGTAGGGATAGCGGATTGGCTGATGCCGAACTCGACCAGATCTGGAAATCAATCAAACGAAGCCTCAACTAAGGAGGGGGTCGACTATGGCAAAGAATATGACTGGAGTGAGCAGTGTGTTAGACCTTCTGCCGCATGGCATGGGTCTGCGTGTGGAACTCGATACGAACGAAACATATTACCTGAAAAGCGGATGGATGGGACGCTGGGACGGGATTTATGGGATTGCTTGCGGATACGAGTCTTACGGAGACGAATATCATGCCGGATACATTACGTGGTTTGAAGATCCGGGTCGCATCGCAATCATGAATAGCCACGTGAAGCTAGCAGTCCCATGGGAGGAACCTGAAACCAAAACCACCAAGGAAATCGAAGACACGAATGTGAAGGCGGTAGACAGATGAGCAAGACGATCCGATACGTCGAATGCGCTCACTGTGGAGAGACTGTCGGCGCATATTATGCCACCTGCCCCTATTGCGGCTACAGGCTTGTGGAGGCGTCCGACGGTTTTTGGAAGCGGCTGATTGGATGAGCAGGAAACCGCCGCAGTGGATGCGCCGGTTCGCCCCGGAAGGCAATCCGGCGCATCTCTTTCCGGTCGTGTGCTCATGCGGCCGGTGGATTTTCAGCGAAAGGGACGTGGTCTGGCAGTCATGGGACGCGGGAATCATCGAAGGCGACGACCTGGTCACCGCGATCATCCTTGACAGGCCGCTTATACGCATCCGGCACGTGTCCCACATGGACATCGTCAGATTGGAAACCGTCGCCGGACCATTGGGCATCAGTCCGGACGGCCAATATTTGTGCGCGCACGAATGCGGCCTGATGCCCGTCAGCGTCAAGCCGGCGGAAGTGGGCGACAACGGATTCCATTATTCGACGCTTCCTGGTTTTCCGAAAACGCGGCCGGTGCCCGGCAATCCTGATCCGTGGGCCGGACTGCCGGTGAATGACCTATCGGATTTCGGATGGCCGCAATCCGAAGACAGCGAACAGCAAACACTTTTCTAAAAAGGAGAAATCATGAAACACGACGAACAGGTAACCATGTGCAGCTTGGAATGGTTGGAACACGAACGCCGCAAAGCATGGCAGGAAGGTTACGCCGCCGGTTGGAAAGACCAGGAATGCGATTTTCCGCCACACACCACAGAAAACCCATACAAGGAGACCATCGAATGAAACGCAACCCGTTTGAAATCGCGTTCGACAACGTATTGGCCGGTGCCGCCTATGCGTCGCAATCATCAGATTCGGCATCGGTCAAGGAGCAGCACATGGACAAGGTTGAGAAAATTATGATTGGCGCACTGGTGGTATTCGTCGCCGCAATGCTCTTACTGGCTGGATTCAGCCTCTACGCGTCTTGGTACACAGCCACGCATCACGATTACGGCATGACGACGGTCAAGACCGGCGACGTGACATGGGCATGCCTCAAAGACCGAGGCACATACATCGGATGCAACACGGTGGAGGAATACAAATGAAGAAAATACTCGAAAACATGATCATCAAGTGGCATCAGGCCGGATACAGCCTCGATGAGATCGCGCCGCTCGTGCCGCAAGTGCCCAAAGCGGAAGTCGCCGCGATAATCCACCAGCATGACAAGGAGACCCGACTTTGACCGACTGCCAGCACTGCCGCAAGCCAATGAAACCGGCGGCGGCGAACATGCTCTGCGCAAACTGCCGTGAAGACTACTGGGCCATGATTTACCAGCTCGGACACATCCAGCTTCCGACCCTGCGAAGCATCATGCTCCGTCAGGCGCACATCGGCCCCACAGGCCACACGCCAAACAAAGGCAACGCGCCACTGCCCATCGACACCCACGCACAAGACCTCATCAGCGAATCGGAAGCATGGCTAGCCGAACAGGCAGGGAAAATCAGGCCGCAATACGCGGATTACCGCTGGCGGAAAGCATGGTACGCCATCATCAGCAACAAACACACCATATTGACGATGAGCACCGCAGCCGACGACTACATCGCCCTGGAACACATCATCCGACGCAACGAACAAGCGTTGACGCCGGAAGAAGCCATGGTCATCATCGGCACCTGCCCAAAATGCGGCCACCAAGCCGCCAGCACGCCACAAGCCGAAACATGGACATGCCCAGACTGCAAATGGCAAGGCGGAGTCCAAGCCATCAAAGCCGAACGCGACAACAAACTCTGGCAACTCGAATACACCGGAAAACCAGTCGAAGTCGCACGCTACCTCGCCAAAATGGACATCCACTGCACCAGCGACCAGATCCGCCAATGGCTCACCAGAGGCAAACTGCACGCCACGCCGACAAAACACAAAGGAGAGTACGTGTTCAACCTCGGAGAAATAACCGCCATGCTTGACTGTCACAATTAAAATGCTATACTGTCGTATGTTCGTAGAATGGTTCAGCCAGAAATGGTTGGACCATTTTTCATATTCAGCTGCAGTCGCTATAATCATCTCTGTCCGGCATGGAGCCACTAGCAACCCTTGGAGCCGTCGCACCGAAGGACGTCGACCATGGCGGCGACACCCGTTGTGTCGGTAGCCCATGAATCGGGGGTGGCCAGCTGGGGGACCTTCGCGGGAGACGTACCCCAGACATGCCGGACACTTCTTACCGATGTGGGGGATTGATGTACAAGGTATGCTCCACCTCCGGTTGCCCACACCTGGTCTCCTCCGGCTCGCTGTGCGACGAATGTAGGAAAGCCAAAGACAAGCGCCGGACACGAGGCCGCAATCCATACACGTCGAAAGCGCATCGCCTCGCACGCACCCGCGTGCTGGCAAGGGATCCGCGGTGCGTCTGTCCCGGCGACGGGCCGGACGGATGCGGAAGGCACCATGGCCTATGCGGCGCCCCCAGCACCATAGCCGACCATTGGCCGATCGAACGCATCGAGCTCGTCGAAGCAGGCCTGGACCCCAACGACCCGCAACGCATGCGCGGCCTGTGCAAGCGCTGCCACGACAGCAAGACCGCAAGGACGAAACCTTCAGGCTTCAACAACAGACAAAACCTCAGCTGACACACACAGGCTTCGGCACCAAAACAAAACATTCCATCGAAGCCGAGCCAACGACGCCAGCCGCTCACGTCGAACGGCACGAAAGACGAAAACGACCAAGTCTTCTCGATTCGATTCGCGACTCATCGCAGCAACAAGCAAGTCAAACAAAAAACCGTTGCAAAACAAACGGAAGCAAACCATCAAAACACCCACGGGGATACCCCCTAACAGTTTGGGTAGCAGAACCGCCGGAGAGCTGTCTCCGAGGTGCGGAGAGTTCAAAAGTTTCAGAGGGGGCGGGCGAAAGGCCCTGCGTCCCACAGCGAAGGAACGGCGCAAGGCCGTCCGACGATGGAGGAGCCATGCCAAGAGGAGGAAAACGCGTCAGGTCTGGCCCGATGCCAGATCCGTCGAGCGGTGCCAGCGAACGCAGGGGATACACCCTGCGCAGCCTGCCGAACACTGAATACAAGGGCCGTCCGCCGAAGTTCCCGCTTCCGCCGTATGTGCTCCGCGATTTCGACAAGGACTCGCAGGAATGGGTCGAGGACAAGGCCGGTTCGGAATCGTGGAACGAGCGTGAGTCCGAGCTGTGGGGGCAGTTGTGGCGCCTGCCGCAGGCGCGCGCGTGGAAACAGCCACAGCTGAAGTATCTGCATTACCAGATCGCCTCGTATGTCCGCGAATGCGTGGTGTGCGAGAGCCCGTCGGCCAAGGCGGCTGACGTGGCCGTGAAGATCAGGCTCGAGGACCGGATAGGCCTGTCCGAGGCCGGATTGCAGGCGCTCGGCTGGAAGATCTCCGAGGACAACGTCGACATGGCCGCCCACGAGGTGCCAGCCACGGACGCGGAGGCATCCGAGAGCGGCATGAACACCAAGATCGTGCAGTTCCCGCGCCGTTTGAGGGCGTGACATGGCCGACGATTGGATCATCGACTTCCCGACGCTCGCAGACCTGCAGGATGCGTGGGTTCGGCGTCACGTGCGCCAGCCGGACGGTATTCTCCGCGGCAAGCCCTTCTGCTGGTCAGATTGGCAGTTCTGGTACGCCGCACATCGCTGGAGGGTGCGCGAGGACGCGGAATTCATCCCGCCCGAAGAGGTCACGGTGGACAATCCACTGGTTCTCAACCAAGCCTTCCAATATCGTCTGACCGGCTGCATTGGCCCGCAGAAGACAGGCAAGGGGCCGACCGAAGCATCATGCGCCATCCTCGAAGCCTGCGGTCCGGTCGTGTTCGCCGGTTGGGCGAAGACCGGCGACGTGTACCGCTGCGCCGACAACGGCTGCCCTTGCGGATGGGTCTACCATTACAATCCGGGCGAGCCGAAGGGCATGCGCCATCCATCGCCGCTGATACAGCTGACCGCGAACTCCGAGGACCAGGTGCGCAACGCCTACCGTCCATTGGTCGCCATGATCAGGCTTGGTCCGCTGAAACAGCTGCTCAAGGTGCGCGAGGGGTTTATTCGTATCCTTCGCCCCGGAATCAACCTTGACGACGATGATCTCGATCTCGACCGTATCGACGTGGTGACCGCCTCGGCAACCAGCCGCTTGGGTAATCCGATTTCGGATGCGGAACAGGACGAGGCAGGCCTGTACACCAAATCGAACGGCATGCTCGACGTGGCCGACACCCAACGCCGCGGCGCCGCAGGTATGGGCGGCAGGACGCACTTCTGGACCAACGCCTACGACCCGGGGGAAAACAGTTATGCCCAACAGCAGTTCGAATTGGGCAGTAAGGACGTGTGGATCTTCTACCGCAACCCAGATTTGAACCCGGACCTGCGGCACAAGGACGGCACGCCATACAGCTTCAACAACCGGCGCGAACGCCGCAAGATCCTCGAATGGGTCTACGCCGGAAGCCCGTGGGTGCCTTTGGATTCCGTCGAGGCGGAGGCTGAGGCGCTCATGGAGAAGGATCCCGCGCAGGCGGAACGCTTCTTCGGTAACCGAATGGTGCAGGGCGGTGGAGCATGGCTCGAGGATGGACTCTGGGAGAGCTGCTATGCAGGAACATGAGCTTTGGCTTGAGAACCCGCCGAAAGGCACCGAGGTGTGTCTTGGGTTCGACGGGTCTGAGAACGACGATTGGACATGCATCAAAGCCGAGACGCGCGAGGGTTTTATCTTCACGCCACGGTACGGCGAGGATCGCCGTCCGACGATTTGGAATCCGAAAACATGGGGCGGACGCATCCCGCGCAGCGAGGTCAATGCCGCCATGGACGAGCTCAACGAACGATACAAGGTTATTCGCGCCTATTGCGATCCGGGTTTCCGCGACGAGGTGTCGTGGGAATCGCAGATCGAGGCGTGGGACACGAGATACGGCCCAAAGAAATTCATTCCCTGGGCGATGAGCGGGTCGAGCCGCATCACCGCGGTTTGGGAGGCGTTGAAACGCTTCGAATCCGACCTGCAGCATCATGCGATCATGCATGACGGGTGTCCGATCACCATCACGCACATGCGCAACGCGCGCAGATTCGCCAAATCGGGCGAGCGTTACGGTTTGGGCAAACCGAAGCAGACAAGGAAAATCGATGCGGCCGTGACAAGCGTGCTCGCCCATGAGGCGGCTTGCGACGCGCGCGCCGCTGGCTGGGGCAGGAAACGCAAGGCGTACCTGCTTACAGGCTCCACCACGAGGGGGTTCTAGAGATGATTCGTACCGCCGACGACGTGAATCGCATGGCGAATCTGCTCGCTCTGAAGATCGAGAACCGTCGGCCGGACATCAGGAAGCATACGGATTATGTTCGCGGCAAACGCGGCACATTGAAGTTCGCGTCCGACGAGTTCAAACGCTACATGGCCGACCGGTTCAGCGGCTTCGCCGACAACTGGTGTCTGCCGGTCGCGCAGGCACCGGTCGAACGCATCCATTTCAGGGGATTCATTCCGTATGACGATCACGAATTGGATTCGCATGTGATGCGGGTGTGGGAACGGAACGACTGCGACCGCAAACTGCAGGAGACGGCGCTGATGATGACCACGACCGGACGTGCGTTCGGCCTGGTCACGTCGATGCCGGACGGCAGGGCGCGCATCAGCTTCGAGCATCCGGACAGCGCGGCAGTGCACTACGACCCGCTCACTGGCGAGGTCGATGCGGGGCTGCTGGTCCGATACGACGAGGAGCACGAGTTCGGCACTTTGCTGCTGCCGGACATGGTCTTCGATGTGGTGCGGGTGCGTGTGGGCGGCGACGATGAGAGGAATCGTCTGCCGCCCGGCGTGGATGGCTGGCAGTTCGTGCCGGACTCCGCGCGCGTGAATCCTCTCGGTCGAGTCCCGTTGGTTGAATTCCGCAATCAGATGCTTTTGGACGATCTGCCGATCAGCGATGTGGAGCAGGTCGAATCGATGCAGGACGCCGTCAACGTCTGCTGGGCGTATACGCTCAACGCCTTGGATTTCGCGTCCATGCCCGCGAGGGTGATCCTCGGCGGTGATTCGCTGTCCGAGCCGGTCTTCGACAAGGTCACCGGCGAGCAGGTAGGCGAACGCCCAGTGAACCTGGACAAGCAGGTCATGGAGCGCATCATGCAGATCACCGGCGATAATGTGTCGATTGGCGAGTGGACCGCCAGCAACCTGCAGGCTTTCCTGCCGATCATCCAGAAGGCCGTCGAGCACATCGCGGCCGAAACCCGTACGCCCGGGCATTACCTGCTGACGAACGCCGAGGTGCCGGCCACCGGCTACGAGGTCGCCGAAGCTGGATTGGTGAGCAAGACGCTGGAGCGCATCAGCTTCATGCGTCAGCCGGTGCGTGAACTGTGCGAGATGGCCATGATGCTCGAGGACGACAAGGAATCCGCCCGGATCCTCGATGATTCGAAGGTCGTGTTCGCCACACCGCAATACCGCAGCGAGGCATTGATGGCCGACGCGATGCTCAAATACAAGCAGCTCGGCTATCCATTGCAGTGGATAGCCGAGCAGATGGGCCAGAGCCCGGAAGACATCAAACGCATCATGCGCATGGTGGATGACGAGAGCCATGACCCTGAGATGGCCGAGATAGCACGCAGCCTAAGGGTCGGAGGTGCATCTGATGACGGTGATGCTGGAGAGCCTGTCGGATAGCCGGAACACTTTGGCCAGACTATGCCTGCTGGCCGTGAGGGCGGCGGACAAGGCATGGAAGGGCGTGGATCCGCTGCGGGTGCGTGAGAGCTGGAATCGGACGAACGTCGATTTCATCACGCTCTTCGCCGCCCTGCAGACGCGTGCGGCGAGCGATGCGATGGACTCGTCCACGTTGATGCTCGCAGAACAGGGCGATTACGTGCGTCCCGATGGCGGCATCGCGAATCCACTCGCCTTCGGGGCAGGTTTCGCGCCGAGCGGCATCGACCTCGAATCATATTTCGACATTCCGGTCACGCACACATTGTCGGCCATCAAATCGGGACTTGACCCGATAGACGCCATGCGGTCCGGACGCCGGACGCTCCGCCAGATGGCCATGCAGGCCATCGAGGACACATCCATCAGCGCGATGGGCGTCAGCATCACCCAGCGTTCCGGTGTCGGCTACGTGCGCGTCGAATCACCCGACTGCTGCCCACGATGCGCCATCCTCGCCGGAAAATACTTCCGGCACAACAACGACTTCCTGCGCCATCCGAAATGCCACGGACGCACCATACCATGCAAAGGCAAGGACAAGGCCGAGAAACAAGGCTGGATCACTGATCCGATGGACCGCTTCAACCGTATGAGCGAGGCGGAGCAGGACGAGCTCTTCGGCCACGCCGACGCGCAGGCCATCAGAGACGGCGCCGACATCTACCAGGTCGTCAACGCACACCGAGGCATGCGGCCGGTCGGACGCGGCGACATCCGCATGACCACGTCCGAAGGCACCAGCCGATACGGGTGGAGCCGCATGATCCGCAAATACGAATACGGGCAGCGGCTGCGGCGCAGGCTCACGCCGGAAGGTATCTACAGCTTCAATCTTCCCCGCGAGCAGACCATTGAACTTTTGAAGCGCGAGGGCTACATCCTGCCAGACAAGTGGCGTGAGCAAGTGCCGGAACTCCGCCGTCGGCAGTGGCTCCACAACAACGAGTGGCGTCAGGGGCGGCATGAGGAGCTGACCGCGGCGCAGAAGCGCCTCGAGAACGCGCGACTCCGCTATGAGGCCGCGCTGGACGGCCGTAATCCTTATCAGCCCAGCAAACCGGTTACGCCGGACGTGCTGGCCAAGGCCGAGAACTCGTATCGCCGCTGGCTTTCCAGCAACGGCGAGATTTACAACCGATGAAAGGAAAAACACATCATGTCCGATGGGCAGCAGCAGGATCCGAACAGCAATGATCCGGGCGCACAGAAGCCGACAATCGACTGGCACGACAAGTTCCTCGGCCAGAAAAAGGTCAACAGCGACCTCGAGACGAAGCTCAAGGCCGCCTACGAGAAGGCCGACCGCGTGGATGAGCTGGAGAAGCAGGTCGCCGACTGGGAGAAGCGCGGCACTGAATTCGACTCCGCGCAGGCCACCATCGCCGGACTGCAGAAGCAGGTGCTCCAAGCGAACGTCACAGCCGCCGCAACCGGCAAGCTCATCAACCCCGGCGACGCATTGAAACTCATCGACTTCTCCGACCTGACCGCTGACGATCAGGGCGGATACGACCAGAAGGCGATCGGCGACAAGATCGACGCCTTGGTCGCGGCACATCCGTATCTCGCGCAAGGCGGGAACAATGCTGGCCTGGCGGGAATCATCCCACCGTCGGGCGTCCGCGATGGCGATCATCAGACGGGACAGCTTACCAGGGACGATCTGAAGAACATGACCCCGAAGCAGATCGACGAGGCGCGCCGCAAGGGCCGTCTGAATGATCTGCTCGCAGGCCGCAGTAAGTAAGGAGGCCAGCAATGGCAATCACCAATTTCATTCCCGAGGTATGGTCCGCCGCCATCCTCGAAGCCCTGCGCGCGAAGCTCGTCTTCCCGAGCCTGTGCAACCGCGATTACGAGGGCGACATCCGTGAGGCCGGTGACACCGTGCACATCACCGGATACAACGACGTGACAGTGCACGAGTATGTGCGCGGCAAAGCGATCACCGTCGATGATGTCACGGATAAGGAAGCCGCCGTGCTCAAGATCGACAAGTCCGACTATTTCGCTTTCAAGGTCAACGACCTCGACAAGACTCAGGCCAAGGCCGATCTGACCGGAAAGTTCACTAATTCCGCCGCCTACAACATGATGAAGAACGTGGAGACCTATATCTCCAATCTCATGGACGCGGCCGTCGGCACTCCGGCGAAGACCGTGGTCGTCGGCACCCCTGCAGACGCGTATCTCGCCGTCGTGGAAGCCGGACGCAAGCTCGATGTGCAGAACGTGCCCGACGAGGGCCGCTGGCTTGTCGTCAGCCCAGACTTCTACGCCTTGCTGCTGCAGGACTCCCGCTTCATCGAAGGCACCGAAGCGGGCCATAATACTCTGCTCAACGGCGTGGTCGGACAGGTGCGCGGCTTCACCGTAGTGAAGTCCAACAATGTGCCGCGCAAGTCCGCCAGTCCGGACACCCAGTCCATTCTCGCCGGCACGAACGCGGCCGTGACCTTCGCGCAGCAGGTCAGCAAGGTGGAGGCGATGCGCATGCAGACCGACTTCGCCGACATGGTGCGCGGCCTCGACCTGTACGGCGCCAAAGTCATCCGTCCAGAGTGCCTGACCAAGATCACACTGAACCTCTCCACCTCCACCGGTCGTTCCATGAAGGATGCGACGGCCTCCGTCGTGAGCGATGCTACCGAAGACAGCGATGGTGAAGAGGCTGCTGCAGGCAAGAAGAGTGGCAAGTAGTCGAGTCCGATGATTGGAGGCTGAAATGACCGCACTGGCCACCCTGGACGACCTGAAGCGTAACGGCATCGAAGTGACCGACGAGCAGACGGCATTCAGTCTGCTCGACTCGGTCTCCGAAGCCGTCCGCTCGGCCGCCGGGTGTCCGATCACGCTCGGCGAATGGACAGTGGACCTGCCAGGCGAACAGTCCAGGAAACTCGACCTGCCATGCCGAGCGGTGCGCGACGTGTCCAAGGTACTCGTGGACGGGCAGTCCATCGATGATTGGAAACTCTTCGGCTCCTCTCTTTATCGGGAAGAGCCATGGAGCACCTTCGGCGGCATACCGTCGACCGTGACGGTCACCTTCCGCGGCGGCTGGGATCCGATACCGGCCGACATCGTCAGACTGGTCTGCTCGTATGTCGCCGCCGGATTACATCAGCTCGCGGATGGTGGCCCCGGCGCCCACTCCGGCATCGCCTACGAGAGGCTTGATGACGCGCAGGTCGGATATACGCATGATGGCACCCAGATCGACGCGACCGAATTGCCGGAAGCGACCAGACGCAGCCTGCGCAACCGCTTCGGTGCGAACGTCAGCTCGATTGGAGTGTTCCGATGAGAATCAGCGCATCCTTTCTCGCAAAGGCCAGAGCCAACGCGGAATGCCTGATGACCGACCGATGCATCGTCACGCGCCCGGGTGAATCCGTGACGGATCCGGACACCGGACTGCCGACAACAGGCATCGAGCATGTGTACGAAGGCAGCTGCAAGGTGCAGACCAGCGGCGGCCTCGCCAGCGAGCAGACCGAAGGCAGCGCGGCCCAAGCCATGGGCGCCGTCTCGTTGGTCTGGTCTTTGTACGTGCATTTTCCCTACGGCACTCCAGGCCTTCGCGCCGGTGACGTGGTGGAAGTCACGGAATCCGCCAATCCGCTGCTCGTCGGCAGGCGGTTCCGGCTCGTCTCACCTCAAAGCGAGAAGACGCACGCCACCGCCTGCCGTTGGAACGTGAAGGAGGACTCATGAGTGGACTGTTCGACGCATCCGAGCTGATGGCCTTCGGAGACTCGCTGCTCGCCAAGGGCGTGGCTCGCCGCGCTTTGATCTCCGCTGCAGTGAAGAGGGGCGCGCAGAACGTCAAGAACTCGATTCGCGACGACCTGAACGGTTCCGGCAATGCCGCATTCAGGCGTATCCCGATCAGCTACACGCTGCAGGAATCCGCTGGACGCATCACCGCCGAGATCGGCCCCACCAAAGGCGGAGCGGGTTCGCTCGCGAACATCGCGTTCTTCGGCACCGCGAGGGGCGGTGGAACGCACCAGTTCTACGAGCATGGTGAGGAAGAATTGCCGAAGCTCGCGGAATACGTGGCGCGTGCCGCCGTGGAGGTGGTCTGAATGAAGTCGATCATGACGTTGACCGACACGATCCTCGACCATATCCCGAAGCCAGCGACGGGCTGGGCCGTGTACCGGCAGACGGCTCCTAAGCTTACGGAGAAGCCGCCGTGGGTGATCGAAACGGTCACGACCAACGGTCATATCGTCGGCGAAACACAGCATGTGCATTGCGGCATCGGCACTTTGCTGGTGCGCATCGTGAGCACTACAGCCGATTCCGTCAACGTGCTGGCCGATGACCTCATGATTCCAGGACTTGCTGGCAAAAGGTTCATCGCGCAGGGTTTCGACACCGGCTGTCTGACGCTGTTCTCCGATTCCGGCGCCTATGCGGCCGGACTTACCGCAGAGGACACGGCGCTGCTTTACCAGTGCCGTCTTCTGACTTTCAAATTCAACTGGTCACGACGCATGTGACCCAAAATATTTAAGGAGGAGTCATGGTTTTGACTCTGGGAACCGAAGTTCCTTCCACACCGGCGGACGGTCTGGTCAACACGATCTGGGTGCCGTCCATCAAAAACATCCAGAAGCCGACCGCTGCGGAGATCAACGCTGGAACCGACCTGTCCAACTACGTCACCTTAGGCGGGTGGAGCTGCACTCCGTCGCAGGAGTCCATCTCCGACCAGCGCGAGAACAGCGCGCAGGATTACGAGAATCCCGGACGCAAGAAGATCAGCGGTCCAAGCATCGAGGTCATCGACAACACTAACACTTCGCATTCCACGCAGAACGCGGCAATGGAGACGCTTGCCGAGGGAGTGGAAGGCTATTTCGTGCGCCGCTACGGCAAGCAGACGGATAAGACTTTTGTCGCCGGCGACGTTGTGAACGTGTACGCGGTCCGCATCGGCATGAGCGCCAAGATGGCGATCGCCGCGAACAGCGTGCTGCGCAGCAAGGTCAATTTCTCCGTCCGCGCTCCTGGCTGGGCGGAGAACGTGAAGGTCGCCTGATTGATTCTTCCCGCATCGGACTTTCGTCCCTTTCGCCGGTGCGGGACCCTCTTTTCTTTTTTCCGGTAAAGGAGCACGAATCTTAGAGCGAAGGAACAACAATGCTTAAAGTCACCAGGCGCACGCGCGAGGTCGATGTCATCCTCAACCAGCAGACCGCCGAGGACATCGCCAGATTGGGTGATGCGCTGGCCGAGGAGACCACGCGCGAACAAATCACGGAGGCTGGGACGAACCGGCAGGCGAAGGCCACCGCGCGGCGCATCGAAGAGCTGCGTGAACAGGCGGATGCGGAGACATTGAAGCTCACGTTGCGAGCATTGCCGGTAAGCAAGTGGGCGCAGGCATTGGCCGCGCACCGCAATGACAACGGCACGAACGACATGTTCGGCACCGCCGCCGCGGCATTGCCGCTCATGCTTGATTCCGCGACCATCGGCGGCAAGCCGGTGGCCGACGCGGACAAGACCGAACAGGCGTGGCGCGGCCTGTTCGACGAACTCACCGATGGCCAGTTCACGCCGATCTGGCAGGCCATCGCCGAACTGAACGGCACCGCAGCGGACCCAAAAGCGGCATTCGACCTCGCCTCGCAGGTTCTCCGCAACTAGTCGAGGATCTGCGCATCTGCCGCCAGCTCGGCATCAGCTATAAGCGTTTCATGGGCTGGCGTCCGAGTGAGGGCGATGAGGTCGAATGGGATGAGACGGAACGCAATTGGATGCGCTCGTTGGCGGAATACGAACGGTCATTATGCCCCATGTGCGGGTTGCCGCGCTCGATCTGCCAAGACCCGAAGGGCGAACTTACGTTGCATGCCGAAACCAGTGTCTGCTGGGCCACGGCGCACATGCAGCAGGCCATGAAACGGTGGACTGATGCGAATGGCAGGGACAATCCGGCCGCGAACGCCTTGGTGGCGCATTTGACCTGATTTTTGGAGGATGCTTTGGCGGAGAACAAGAACATCGTCATCCGGTTGATGGCGGACACAGCCTCTTATGAGGCGGCGATGACCCGTGCTGGAAGCACTGCGAAAACGGTCGCTTCGGGCATGGAGAACACCGGACGCAAGTCCGCGCTCATCGCCAGCGGCATGACCGCCGCAGGATTGGCCGTGGCCGCGTTCGGCGTGGCTGCAGTCAAGATGGCCGCAGACTTCGACCAGCAGATGAGCACCGTCCAGGCGAACACCGGCGCGACCAGCGTCCAAATGGACCAGCTGCGTGCCGCAGCCATCGAAGCCGGAGCTTCCACGGTTTATTCCGCTACGGATTCCGCCGACGCGATCAACGATCTCGGCAAGGCCGGCATGAGCGTCACGGACATTCTCACCGGCGGCTTGTCTGGCGCTTTGAATCTGGCGGCTTCCGACGGCATGGCCGTGGGCGATGCGGCCGAATACATGGCCAACGCGCTCTCAATGTTCCACCTGAAGGGGTCTCAGGCTTCGCAGGTGGCCGATACGCTCGCCGCAGGCGCCGGTAAGGCCGTCGGCAACGTGTCCGATTTCGGCGAGGCGTTGAACAATTGCGGCGCCCAGGCCAATAGCTTCGGCATGAACGTGCAGGAGACCACCGGCGTTCTTGCGTTGTTCGCGCAGAACGGCACCATCGGTGCCGAGGCCGGCACCCAGCTGAACAGTATGCTGATGAAACTGGCCGCACCGTCCGCCGAAGCGTCCAACACGATGAAGGAATTGGGCATCAGCGCCTACGATGCGCAACATCATTTCGTCGGCATGGCGAATTTTGCGGGCCAATTGCAAAAGGCCGAAAAGAACCTGACCGACGAGCAGCGCAACCAGGCTAACGCGACCATCTTCGGCAGCTACGCGATCAAGGCCGCGAATTATCTTTACGCGGCTGGCGAGTCCGGTGTCAACAAGTGGACGAAGGCCGTCTCCGAAAGCGGGTACGCCGCCGAGCAGGCCGCCTCGAAGAATAATAATCTCAAGGGTGATCTGGAGAATCTGAGTGGTTCGATGGAGTCCTTGATGATTTCCGTCGGCGAGGGCGCTCAAGGCCCGTTACGCAAGATGGTGCAGGGCTTGGATACGCTGGTTGACGCGTTCGCCGGTTTGCCGTCCGGCGCGCAGCAGACGCTCGTGGTCATGGCATCATTGGCCGGCGTGTTCGGCGCGGTACACAAGGCCGCAGGCAATCTCAACGGCAGCACCAGCACGATAGCCAACAACATCGGTCTGGCCATTGACCCGATTCAACGTGTCAAGACGGCGCTCGGATCCGCGCAGACCGCATTCCAGATGTTCAAGGCGTCTTCGATGAGCGCTTCCGAGCAGATGGAGGCGTTCGGCACGTCCGCCAGCAAGGCGCAGTTGAAGACCGCTGGTTTCAAGGCGGTCGGCAGCAGTGTCATGAGTCTGCTTGGCGGCCCGTGGGGCATCGCCCTGACGGTGGCCGGCGTGGCGTTATCGGCGTTCGTCAACCACCAGCAGAAGGCCAAGGAAGCCGCCGAGCAATTGCAGTCGGCTCTGGAATCCGGCAGCAGCATCAGCGAGACCATCGCCGGAGCCTATCAGGATATGAGCAGCGGCGGTGTCAAGTTGACCACATGGCTTGACAAGGCGGGTATCAGCCTGACCGACATGACCAGCGCCGCCATGGGCAACGAGGCCGCGTTGAAGCGCGTCAACAAGCAGATCAAGGAAATCGACAAGCCCGGCATTGGCGGAACTGCGGCATACGCCATCAAGAAAGCTTTGGAAGAGGAATCAAAGGCCTACGATGATGCATCTAAGAAGGCCAATGAGAAAAACAAGGCCGCCAAGAACGCCGTGGACGCTGACGGCAAGTCCGCATCGGCAGCGAAGGAAGCTGCCAGCGCGAACAAAGAGCTTGGCTCTTCCGCTTCGGACGCGTCAAGCCAAATCGACGATCTGGTTCAGGCGCTGTTCGGTTTGGAGTCCGGCAACCTGACTGCAGACCAGGCGGTCGACCAGCTGAACCAGAAGATCGGTGAACTGTCCGACACCTGCAAGGATAATGGCGTGGTGTTCGACCAGAGCGGGAATCTGCTCGACCGATTTTCCGAGAAGGGCACCAAGACCAAGCAGGCTTTGGAGGACATCGCCAGCAGCGCCCAGAACGCTGCGGAAAAGATTCTCAAGCAGGGCGAGAGCACCGGTTTCAGCAGCGGCGAGATCAAGCGTGCGAACGGCGTGCTGCAGGACGCGCGTGACGCGATCATCCGGCAGGCCGAAGCCTCGGGCATGAGCGAACAGGCCGCTAACGCCTTGGCCGACCGTTGGGGGTTGAGTTCCGATAGCATCAAGGCTTCCATCGACAATATCAGGATGACCGCCGACAACAACAAGGCGAAGCTTGACGTTGACGATTCCAAGGCCAAGTCGAAGACCAAAGGCGCGGAAACCAACCTTGACAAATTCAACAAGAAGATAGCGAAGGCCAAGCTCGACGCCGACGCCAAGAAGGCCACGGCCAGCGCCAAGAAGGCGCAGAAGATGATGGACGACTTCAACAGGAAGCACGTCAACGCCACCATCGACGCGACCGACAAGGCATCCAAGAAGGCGAACACCGCTTCCAATAACATCGGAAAGCTCAACGGCAAGAAAGCCACAGCCAGACTCGACGCGAAGGACAACGCCTCGCCGAAGGTAGACAAGGCCAATGCGAAGAAACTGTCAAACAAGCGCAACACCTTGGACTCCACCGACAGGGCAACGCCGAAGGCGAACGCCGCGAACGCGAAGAGACTCAACAACAAGAAGAACACCCTCGATTCGACCGACAAGGCCGGACCGAAGGTAGACGCCGTCAACCGCAAGAAGCTGAACGACAAGAAGAGCACCGCATCGGTCAACGACCAGGCGACTCCGGTGCTCCGCTCCATCAACAACTTCAAGATCGCGGACAAGAGCTTCACCGTCACGGAGAAAACGAAGAAGGAGGGTGGCTACACCGGTGGAATGTTCACCGATGGCCACTTCCAGAAATTCGCAGGTGGCGGCATGTTCTCCGGCTACGTGGATCCGGCGTGGGCGCCCGGCAATGGTTTGAGCGACAGCGTGTATCTGCTCAACGCTCGTCTCACCGCGGGCGAGTACACGCACAATGCTGCGGCCACGGCTTATTACGGTGTCGATAACATGCGCCTGTTGAACGAGCGGAAGATTCCACGTGAAGTGTTTGCCACAGCGAATCAGATGACAGGCAATCAGGTCAGCGTACAGGTTGATACCGCTTCCGTGGTGGCGGCGATAACCAGCCTGCACAACGATCTTGGCGCGATTATCAGCGCCGCGTCCGATGATTCGACGGTCGGCGACCGTGACTTGGGGAGGTTGATCCGCAGATATGCGCGAGCTTAAGTACACGTCGCATGATGGCACGGTCGTCGACCTCAACGCCGATGATCTGTGGGTGGCTGACCTGCAGGAAATGCGCGGATACGCATGGACGTACACGCTGGCCACCCGCGGCATCAAATCGGTGAGCAGAAACGCTTCGACGGCGAAAATGACCGTCCGCACCAAAACGCCAGCCGTATTGGATGCCGCTCAGACAGCCTTCGATGCTGACGTGCAGGCGGTTACGCCAGGCATGTTGACAGTCGACGGCGAATGGTCCCAGCGGGCGTATGTCGTTGGCTCTTCTCTCGGTCTGGTGCCATGGCCGGAATACGCGCAAGTCGATTACACGATTGTCCTTTGCGATGGCGTCTGGCGTCGCGCGCTGCCGGTGCAGCATTTCTTTCCGATGACGGCAGGCACCGGTGCGCAGATTGACCTTCCACTGGACTTGCCGACCGATTTGGCTCCGTCGAAAATCGCTTTGACGGTGCATAATCCGACCGGCAAGGCCGCTGAGTTCACTGCGGTCATTTTCGGCCCTTGCGTCAACCCGTCTTTTCAGATTGGCGGCAACACTTACGCGGTTGACGTGACAGTGCCGGAAGGCGGTCATATGTCACTGTCGGCCACTGGATTGCGGAAGACGATAACGGTGACAGCCGAAAACGGCGACGTTTCGGATGTTTTCGACAAGGGCGTTCGCGGCAATGGCAGTGGAAGCGGCTCATATGTTTTCGAGCCGATACCGGCCGGAGATTCACTGCTGACGGTTTCCGGCAATTATGGCATCGATTTGACCATGTTTGACGTTTCTGGAGGTGTGCCATGGCGGACGTTATCATCGCAGACGGCAAGCTGACGCCACGTGCGAGCATATCGCAGGTGACGTTGGATTGGGCTTGCGGCACCGATGAAAACGATTTCGAACTGACCATCGAAGATCCGGATGCGCCGGAAATCGAACATGGCTGGTATTTCTGGCTTGACGGCAGTGACGTGGGCGGCCGGATCATCGACCGTCGTGTGGCTGTTTCCGGTGGCGTGTTCACGGCCACGTGGATCGGCCAATCGTGGACTGGCATGTTGGCGGCGAAGATATTGCAGCCGGACGCGAATCAAGATTACCTGACCGTCTCCGGCAAGCTGCCTGACATCCTCAAAAGCCTTTTGAAGCGCATCGGGTTGGATTCGGTGTTTACCGTCGATTCCTCCGATGCTTCCACTTTGTCGAATTGGATGTTCCAGAATCCACGCTACGTGGACGCCTACACAGGCTTCCGCAATCTGCTCGCATCCTGCGGCAGACGCCTCGACTTCCAAGCCAAGGATAATCGCATCCTGCTTGGCATCACGCCGGTCGGCATCATCGACAACACGATCGATTCCGACTTGGTGGATTTCAAGGCCGAAACCAACCGTCGCGCGGTGAATCATCTCATCGGCCTTGGCTCGCAGGAGCTTAAGAATCGGCTGGTGGTCAATTATTTCGCCGATGCAACCGGCGCGGTGAGTCAGACGCAGACGCTCGTTGGCGCCGACGAAGTATGCGCCACATACGACTATTCCAACGCGGATTTGTCCACACTGCAATCCGAGACGAAGAAGCATCTGCAGGAATTGCAGACCGGTGGGTCGGTCGAGGTGACGTTGCCCGATGAGGTCGGCGACGGTCTGCGTGTGGATGACAAGATTGTTGCGACGGATCAGACTTCCGGCGTCAACGTCACCGCCGTGGTGACGAAGCGGATCGTGAAAATCGATTCCGGGATTTTGACTTCGACGTTCGAGGTCGGACTACCGGTGCAGTCGGCGAACGCGAACTATTCCGGTTCTCCCTCTTCCTCTTCGTCTTCCAGTGGTTCGGCTGGCGGTGGCGTGTCTTTGACGGCTGGCCGTGGCCTGTCGATTTCAGGCGGCACGATCAACGCGGAGGTCGCTTCCGAGGATTTGGAATCCGTCAGGCAGGTCGCCGAGTCGGCGGACAAGACGGCTTCCGGTTTCGCGGCGCAGATCGGCAAGGCGAATCAGACCGCCGAGGATGCGAAGAACGTCGCCGATGCGGCCAAGACCGTGGCCGACAGTGCCAAATCGGGCATGATGACCGATTCCGAACGGTCGAAGCTCGCTTCGGTCGAACGGGGCGCGAACGCCTACACATTGCCGAAGGCGTCCACGGACGTGTTGGGCGGCGTGAAGGTGGACGGCAGCACGATAGTCTCCGTTGACGGTGTGATCAGCGCGCATGTCGGCGACGGCGCTTCCGGGAGGGTCGTATTTCCGATCGGATATGTGGTCCAGAACACGACTGGTGTTGACCCTTCCGTTGATTTCGGCGGCACGTGGAGGCAGTTGCCTTCGCTTGGTTGTTTCACTTTTGAAAGGATTGGCTAGTGAAATCTGACGGTTACGCGAAGTACGTGTGCGACAAGTGCGGCAAGACCGCCTATGTCGCCGCTGGCGATACTGAGGCGCGTGAATGGTTCACCGTGCGCCGGTATTCGGCTGGCAAGGCGACCCGCATCGCGGATGATGTGGCACCTGACATTTACGAATTGTGTTCCCAATGCAATGCGTCTTTCATGGCGTTCATGCAGAAGGATGACGCTTCGTTTGAAGCATGGTTGAAGGAGGTCGGACAGTGACCATCGAACTGGTTGACGGCAAGGCCGGAGTTGCACACATCTCAAGTGAGGACAAGGCGATCATCCATCAGGCCAAGTTCTCGAAGTCCGACGTGGTATTCGACTGGGGCGACTCGTTCAAATGCTCGATGAGTTCGTCCAACAGGGCGACGATCGGCACCGGCTGCGCGTCGCTCCAAGGCTTGGACTGGCACATCACGGCAGCGGAATCGGTGACGATCTCCAACGGGTCGCAGGGAATGAAACGCAATGACATCATTTGCGCGCACTACCACCACAACGCTTCCAACGGTAATGAGAATGTGGAATTGACCGTGTTGAAGGGCACACCGAATGCGACTGCCGCCGCTGACCCGAAGGTTCCGTCAGGGAAGATATTGTCCGGCGCGGTTGACGCGTACATGCCGTTGTGGCGTATCCCGCTTGACGGCATCACGGTCGGCACGCCGGTACGCCTGTTCACGCCGAGGGGGGCTTTGTGGGATTCCGTAACCCAGCCATGGAAGCCGCCGTACACGAACGACACCCTCACTCTGTGTCGCGTCGGACGCGTCGTCACGGTCAACGGCAACGTCAAGTTCACCGGCAGTGGACAGCAGAACTACTCGACGGCGAATGAAACCATCCCTGAAGCGTTCCGTCCGCTCGCCGACATGAGCATCATCGCGTTCCCGTCCTGCGGTTTCAGCCTGCTTGTCGAGCGTGGCGGGAAGGTGCAAATGCTGGGCGACCCGAAATCCGCCTACTCCACGGCGCATGGCTGTTGGATGACGGAATAGTTTTCCGTAACCCCGATTCGTTTCACGAAACTGACCTCCGATCCGGAATTCGCAATCAGTGGATACGTTGTCAATGGCTTGGCGACCGTCTACTGCCGGTGGGTCAACAAAGGCCAATTCGTGAAGAAGGCGTGGGATGGTGTGCCTTTGGCAAGCATGGACGTGAATGCCAAGCTGGAGGGCTTCAGCATTTTCATGGACAGTTTTCAGGGCAGTCAGATGCAGAATCGTTTTCTGTACATTGCGGGAAGCACGGTTTCCTTCCGCACATCGTATGATGTGACCGTTCCTGCAAACACATGGCATGCCGGCAGCGTATCGTTTCTAGTTGCGACCGTCTAGACAACGATATAGGTCATCGTTGTGGCGAAAAAGTCGCCGTTCTGGCTACCGCCGCGAGGTGATAAGCGTCTGTGGGTACGGAAAACTACTGCTTCGCGTCGAAGACGTGGACAGTCACGGCGATGCGATAGCTCAGCGACGTGCCGCTGGCGTTCCATGCGACAAGCTGAAATCCTTTTGCCGAATGACTGTTCGTAATCATCGAGATGTTGTTGAACGACGGCACTTTGTTTTTAGCGTCGTTCATCAACTGCAATTCAACGGAGTATGAATCCCAGTTTGCCGCTTCGATCGGCAGCTTGATGTCTATTGACGTGTTCGTGTTCGGCTTGAAGATCATGGACGCGACGCAGTAGGCGTCATAGCCTCTAGGGCGCGCGACTACGACCCAGTCATCCATCTGGGTTACGGAAAA